ATCACGTGCAAGTTTTTCCCAACTTTCTGATTTCGAGTTATCAATATGGGCGCTAGAGGATTCCAACCAAGACCGGACAGCAAACGCGGCACCGTCGCCAACGGCGGCGTCATCCCCGAGCCGATCCAGGAAGACATCACCCCGCCCGTCTGGTGCAAATCCGATCGGCTGAAGCTCTTCCAAAAGCTCGTCGCCGAGAACCGCGCCGCGGGCGTGGCTATCCGGCAGGTGGACGCAGACCAATACGCCGAACTGGCCGACGCCATGATCGAGCGGCGGAACGAAACCGACGGCCGCACGAAACTGGCCTGGGGCCGGCAGATCGACGAACTACGCAGCCAGCTCAACATCGGGCCGCGCAACCGGCAACGGGCCGGAATCAAGGACACTCGTAAGCCGACGGCCGTAAACCCGACGCTGGCGATTATTGCACGTGCAAAACAACGAGGGAACATGGTTTGACGCTGAGGCTGTTGACACCGCCTGCGCCTTCGCTGAAACGCTGACACTCACGAAGTCCACAAAGAGTCGGCGCCCTGAGCCGCTGGTACTCCTACCGCACAGCAAAAAGCTGGTGGCTAACATCTTCGGCTGGAAACGGGCCGACGCATCGCGGCTGATCCGCAAGGTGTTTGCCTCATTCGGCCGCAAGCAGGCCAAAACGCAGACCGCCGCCATCATCGCGCTGATCGTGTTTTTCCTGGACCCCGAGCCTGAGCAGGAACTGTACATGGCCGCGACAGACGCGCCGCAGGCGTCGATCTGCTTCGAGGCCATCTGGTCGATGATTCGCACGAACCCAGCGCTGCTAGAGTTGGTCGAACCGACGCTCTCGCAGAAAAAGATCGTCCACCGGGAAACCGGTTCGATGATTCGGGCGCTGTCCGCTGACGGCAAGGGAAAGCACGGCTACAACCCTTCGCTCGTAGTTTTTGACGAGCTCCACGCCTGGGGGCCAGCCGAGCAGGAACTACTGGCCGCGCTCACCACCGGCAGTATGTCGCGCCGGGAGCCGCTGGAAATCATCATCACGACGGCCGGAAGTAGCCAAGAAACAATCTGCTACCGCGAATACGAATACGCGCGCCGGGTTCTCTCGGGCGATGTCACGGACCCCTCCTACCTGCCGCTGATCTACGAAGTCCCAAAGGACGCCGATTGGACCGATAAAAAGCTCTGGCCGTTGGCGCTCCCGCTGCTTGAAACCGGGCACCAGAAGATTGAAGAGTACGAGCGCAAGTTTGACGAGGCCATGGCCCGCCCGGACCTGCAAAACCAGTTCCGGCGCCTGTACCTGAACCAGTGGACCTCCGCAGAAACCCAATGGATTCCGATTCACGAATGGGACGCCTGTGCCTCACCAACACCGATTGACTGGGCTGAACTTCGCCGATATCCTTGTTACGGCGGGCTCGACCTCGCCGCGGTTCACGATCTCACGGCCTTCGCGCTGTGCTGGCCAGTGGGCGAAAAAGTTTACTACAAAGTCTGGGCATACCTGCCCGGCGAGCGTATCGAGGACCGGAGCAAACGCGACGGCGTGCCCTACGCACAGTGGGCGGCCGACGGCCACATCCGGCTTACGCCGGGAACTACAACCGACTGGCGCTATGTCACCGCCCACATCAAAGAACTGGCCGACGAGTACGACATCAAGGCCATAGCGTTTGACCGCTACGGGGCGCGCGACACCGCCCGCGAATTGCAAGACGCCGGCCTAGACGTGATCGACTTCGGGCAGGGCTACCAGTCAATGAGTCCAGCGTGCCGGCGGTTTGAAAAGCTGGTCTACGACCGGGCCGCCGTACATGAAGGCTCGCCGCTGGTCCGCTGGTCCGTTGACTGCACGCAGATCACGCAGGCGCCGGGCGACCTCATCAAGCCGGTGAAGCCCGAGCGCATGAAGAATTCGAAGCGAATCGACCCGGTGATTGCCATTGCGATGGCTACTGGGATTGCGATTATCACCACAGACAAAAAATCCATCTGGGAAACGAGAGGAGCGCCAGTTTGAACACATTCGGGAAACTACTAGTGAAGCTGGGCGCTACACCTCCTCCAGATAACGACTTTTGGTATCAGCCTGTAAACGCCCCTTATGGCTCATTTCTTGCGCAGTACGCGAGCGGCGACACGGCGCTCCGTATCTCTGCGGTGTCCGCTTGCGTCTCCCTGCGGTCTGAAACCATCGCTTCCTTGCCCTGCCAGGTGTTCAAGCGCACGAAAGACGGGCGCGAAGCCGACCGCAACCACCCTCTATACCATATCCTCCACGACTCGCCCAATGAGGACATGAGCGCGTTTGAGTTTTGGCAGACGTGCGAGCAAGACCTCTGCATTGACGGCAATTTCTACGCCCGTATTCAGACCGACGGCCGCAACGACGTTTCCGGGCTGTACCCGCTTGACCCGTCGAAGATGGACGTGCAGCGCGATAAGCAAACCGGCATCCTCGTCTATCTCTACAAGGACGGGCCGACCGTCACGCCGTATCTCCGCGATGAAATCCTGCATATCCCCGGCCGTGGCTACGATGGCGTGAAGCGGCTTAAAGGCATGTCACCAATTGCCTACATGGCGCAAGATATTGCCATTGCCGGCTTCCAGGAGGGCTATGCGGAGCAGTATTTCCGCAACAACGCCGCCCCGCGCGCCTATATCGCACATCCCAACACGCTTTCGCCAAAGGCCAAAGACACAATCCTCGACTACATGATGGACAAGTTCGGCGGCGTCCGCAACGCGGGCAAGCTAGGCATTTTGGAAGAGGGAATGGAGATTAAAACCGTTCCCATTAACCACACGGACATGCAATTCATCGAGGGCCGGAAGTTATCAGTCGAGGCTATCGCCCGCGGCTACCGTGTCCCCCCGCACAAGATCGGCGAATTGACCCGCTCGACCAACAACAACATCGAGCACCAGGGCATTGAGTGGAAGACCGACACCATCGGACCGGAGTGCAAGCGCATCGAAAGCCGTTGCAATATGCAGCTCCTGGGGCCACGCGAAGGTAGCCGGTATTTCGTGGAGTTCAATCTTGACGCGCTGATGCGCGGCGATAGCGCGGCGCGCGCGGCGTTCTACTCCTCGCTCCGCAACATCGGCGCGCTAAACGCGAACGAAATCCGGCAGTTTGAAAACTTGAACGATTACCCGGGCGGCGAAGTGTACATGGTGCAGGGCGCGATGATCCCGGTGGCGATGGCCGGGGAGACACAACAGAAGGCGGTGGCGCAGTGAAAACGACATTCATTCTAGGCGGGCAAGTCCTCGCCGAAAGTGCCGACGCGAAAGCACCGCGCGAGATCATGTTCTACGCGGGCACGCCCGTGCTACGCACCGACGGCCGGAAGATGTTCCACCTTTCGTTTTCCATGGAACCGGACGCGGTGGACCTTTCGCTCTTGAACAGCGGCCGGGCTCCGTTCGTTGTGGATCACGTCGAAGATATCGACCACACGCTCGGCGTGATCGAGCGCGCCGAAATCAAAGGAACCGGTCGGGCCTTCGTCCGCTTTTCAGACCGACAGGAGATGGCCGGGCTGATCGGCGACATCAAAAGCGGCGTGCTGGCCAACGTCTCCATGGGCGCGCGAATCACCGGTGAACTCGTAAAGGCCGAGCCGGTCGAAACTGGCATTCCGCACCTTCGCGCTATTAAGTGGCAGCCGTTCCACGTCTCGCTTGTCTCGCGCGGGGCCGACCCGTCCGCCCAATTTCTGAGTGACTGCCAAATCGAAGTACCGGCAGAGCTTTTCACCGACCTCTCTGCACCCACTGGCGCGGCCAGCGAAGCAGATCAGAGCGAACAAAAGGCACGCCTGGCGCTGCAGATCAAGCAACGCCGTTTCCGCGTCCTTGGCCGCTAACCAACAATCAACCCGCGCCACAAGCGCAAAGGGGCAACCATGAAAAAGAAGCTACTCATTGAGAAGCTGGCCGCAACCACGGCCGAATATGAAGCGCTGCTGAAGGCGTCCGACGCCGCGGCCGATGTCGTCGCGCACCTCGCCGCGGTGGACACCAAGGAAGCCGAACTGAACACCGCCAAGCAGGAACTGGCCGCGGTCGAGGCGCTGGAAGCGAAGGCGAAGGCCAACGCGACGCGCGAATCGGGCCGGGTGACCAGCGACAACGAAGCGAAGCGGCCGTTTGCCAACTTCGGCGAGCAGCTTTCCGCCATCGCCTATGCGCAGTCTCCTGCCGGCGCCTTCCATGGACGTGGCGGGCAGGTGGACAAGCGCCTGTTTGAGCAGAACCTTGCCGCTTCCGGTGGCTCGGCTACGGTTCCGGCCGACGGCGGTTTTTTGATCGGTACGGAGTTCTCGACGGCGTTGCTGGCGAAGGCCCGCGAATCCGCGAAGATTCTGCCGTTCTGCAAAGAGATTCCGATTGGCGAAGGCAGCGATAGCGTCGAACTGCCGTTCATTGACGAAACCAGCCGCGCGACCGGCTCCCGCTGGGGCGGCATCCGGGTTTATCGCACCTCGGAAACCGATGCGCCGACGTCCACCAAGCCGACTATCAACCGGTCGGAATTGAAGCTCGAAACGCTCAAGGGCCTTGCCTACGCCTCCGAACGCCAATTGCGCAATGGTCCGGCTTACGCCTCCATCCTGGAAGACTCGTTTTCCTCGGAGTTCGCGTTCACGGTCGATAACGAAATTTGGCGCGGTACCGGCGTCGGCCAGTGCCTCGGCTTCAGCACCGCCGCCCATGAAGGAACGGCGTTGCTGGTGAGCGTGGCGAAGAAGGCCGCGCAGACCGCCGCCACCTTCGTCATTGAAAACGCCACCGCCATGCTGTCCCGTCTGCGGACGGTCCCCGGCTCGAATCCGGCGTGGTTCCTGAACCGCGATGTTGTCGGCCAGTTGCCGCTCATGACCGTCGGGCAGATGCCCGTGTTCCTTCCCAACGGCAACGCCGCCGGCTCGCCGTACTTCGGTACGTTGTTCGGCTATCCGGTCGTGATCGTGGAGCAGGCCGAAACCCTCGGCACCGCTGGCGACATGGTTCTGGCCGACTTCAGCCAGTACGTCGTCATCACGCAGGGCTCCGGCCTTCGCTCCGCTACGTCCATGCACGTCCGTTTCATTTACGACGAAATGGCGTTCAAGTGGTCTTACGACATCAACGGAATGCCGTCGATCAAAAAGCCCATCACGCAATTCAAGGGCAGTAACACGGTGTCGCCGTTCGTCACCACCGCCGTTCGCGCCTAATCCACCGGAGGGCGGCTAACTACCGCCCTCGCCTACAAAACCACAAGGAAAACTCACTATGCGTTACGAATCTCTCGCTACGAAGCATGTGGTCAAGGGCCTGGACCCGGTGGCCGATGCGTTCGCCGGCACGACCGGCTCGGATATCGTGGACATCACCGGGCACCAGTCCGCCACCTTTATCATCTACAAGGGCGTGGGCGCAACGGGCACCTCGACCGTTACCGTCGAAGCCTGCGACGACGTGACCCCGTCCAACACAACGGCGGTTCCGTTCTACTACCGCGCCATCACGTCCAATGACACGAACGGCGCCATGACGGCTGCCACTACGGCTGGCTTCGCCACCACGGCGGGCAGTTCGCAGGTGTACGTGGTCGAAGTGGACGAGCAGGAACTCGCCAGCGCCGGGTACAAGTACGTGCGCCTCAAGATGGTGGAAGTTGTCGATTCCCCCGTTCTGGGCGGCATTCTGATCGTGCTAAACAACCCCAAATTCGGCTACTCCACGACCAACTCCGTGATCGACTAGTCCGCTCCTCTCTCCTGACCGGGGCGGCTCCTCCGCCCCGCCTTTGTTCGAGCCATTCGCAGCTACCTGGAAGGCGACAACCAGTGGCACCCCGTCAAGTGGCTGATCCCTTGCCGCCGCTAGCTGCTTCTTTTTATGACCTCCCACGCCTACCAACTCGTCACCGCGCCAACCGAATTTGCCATTACCGATGCGCAGATGGAGGCGCACGCGCGCGCGGCCGGGCAACCAGCCGAGCAGTACCAACCCTACGTGCGGGCGGCGCAGGCGTACGTGGAAACGATCACCGGGCGCAAGCTAGTGACGCAGACGTGGAAGTGGTTCCTCGACGGCTTCCCCTACACTGACCGGCTTACCCTGCCGTTCGGCCAACTTCAAAGCGTCACCCACGTGAAATACACCGACACGGCGGGCACGCAGACGACGTTTTCCGCTGACTACTGGGAAGTATCCACCGCCCGCGATCCAGGCGTCCTGGCGCTGTCCTACAACCAATCCTGGCCATCTACAACCCTGCGCGTCCTCGACCCTATCGAAATTCAGTTCGTTTGCGGGTGGACCACGGCAGCGGATGCGCCATACGAGATCCAGGCGGCAATCCTCCTCATCGCCGCGCACCTCTACGAGCACCGTGAAGATGTCGTCCTCGGCAACTCGGCCAGCGTTGAAAGCAAGGCGCTGGAACTCGGCAGCCGGGCGCTGCTGGCTAATTGGAGGATTTGGTAATGCGCGCCGGCACCCTCCGCCACTGGCTCCTGATCGAACAGAAAAGCCTATCCGTCGATGTCAACGGCGACCGCACGGAAACATGGGCGACATTTTCCGAGTGCTGGGGCTCAATCGAAACCAGCGGCGGGCGCGAGTTCTTCCAGGCGAAGCAGACGATTTCCGACCTCTCGCACTCCATCACCGTCCGCTACAAGGCCGGGTACACGCCCGATATGCGGGTGAAATTCACCGACCCAAAGAACTCGAACGCAGCCCGCTACTTCAACATCCGCGCCATCGCCAACCCGGACGAGCGCAACGAAATGCTCGCGCTGCAATGCTCTGAGGTCACGATTTGAACATCAAAATCGAAGGGCTCACGGAACTCGCCGGGCAACTGGAAAAGCTCAAGAAAACCGCGCAAGGGGCCGAAGTGCGCGCTGCGCTCCTCGACGGGGCGAACCTCATCAGCGACGCGGCCAAAGCTCGCGCGCCAGTGGCACCCTACGCGACGAATTACCGGGGCCGGGCCATCGCACCGGGCGGGCTGAAAAGATCGCTTGCGGCGGCTGCTGGGCGGCAATTCAAGAACTTCCTGCAAGCCTACGCCTACACGCTCAAGCAGGCGGCACCGCACGCGCATCTGGTTGAGTTCGGAACGAAGGCGCACACGGTAGCGCCAAAGGATAAAAAGTTCCTCATGTTCGGCAACCTGTTCAAACGCTTCGCCAAGAAAACGCAGCATCCTGGCAGCCGGCCGATTCCGTTCTTCCGTGACGCCATCCGTGCACAGCGAAACAACGTGAAGCGGCTCCTAGAAGCGCGCGTTAAGGCCGCATTTGACGCGCTTGGGCGGGCTGCATGAGAATCTACCAGGCGCTCTATAAGTACCTCCAGACCGTTTCCGCCATCACTAACCTGACCGGTACGCGGGTGTACGACATGCACGCCGATCAGGGCCGCGTGGTGGACTACCCGGCCATCGTCATCGAGGTCATCGACTCCGCGCCGTTCCACTCCATCGGCAGCACCGCGCCAACGGCCACACGGCGCCCGGTGGCGCTGTATTGCATGGCGCAAGGCAACCCGAAGGCCGCCGAAGACCTGGCCGATCTGGTCTACACCAACGTCATCAACCACGCCGCCGAAATCACCACGGCGGCCGGCTCACTGACGGTTCACAGCACCCACCTCAACGGGCGGCGCAATGAGTTTGAGCACGACCTGGAGACGAGCGCAAAACTCTACTCTGTGGTCCTTGAATTTGACATCATCCACGCCATTTAGGCGCGGGTGCCGGCGGCACGTCGTGAGATGTTCCGCCACCCACTTTTAGCTATCGCCGTAAGGCGAAAGGAGCCCCTATGGCTGTAATGGTAGGCAATGCTGCCGCGCTCAAGATCAGCACGAACACAATTGGCGAGATGGACAATTGGTCTCTCGACGTTCAGACCGGACTTGAAGAGACGCAAGCCTTCGGCGACACCTGGAAGGAACGCACCTCGACCATCAAGGAATGGAGCGGCAGCGGTTCCGGCCGTCTCGACACCGCCGATACCAACGGCCATGTTGCGTTGAAGACCGCCTTCCTCGCCGGTTCCACCGTGGCGATCCGCTTCTACGTGGACGGCACGAATTACTACAGCGGGAACGCCTTTGTTCAGGCGTCATTCTCCGCGCCGGAAAACGGCATCATCACCGCCTCCTACACCTTCACCGGCACCGGCGCGCTGTCCTACACCTAAGGAGCCATCATGGCCGTACTCGCAGGAAACGCAGCCGACATCTACATCGCCACCGGATCGGGCACCGCCATGACGGGGGAGGCAGTAACCTCCCTCGGTGGCGGCGTCTACCAGATCACGGACACGGCGAAGCGTGCCATCAATCCCAACGCGGCCGTGACCGTGCTCGATGGCGTCTCGACCGTGCCGAAGTCCAACTATCAAATTGGCTGGGCATCGGGGAAGATCACGCTCACGAACGGGTACACGGCGGGCGGAACCATCACGATCACCGCCGAATACCTGACGCTGGCGCAGGCCGCGCAGGCGTTTGAGTGGTCCTATGATTCCGAGGTCATCACCGAGGAGTCGCAGACGTTCGGGGACACGTGGAAAGAGCGCACGTTGGTCATGAAATCCGGCACGATTTCATTCCAGCGCTTCTACAATAACGCCTACTTCGCCAATACGAACCTCGGCAGCTACTACGTGCTCTACCTCTACACGAACCTCGCCGGAAATGATCGCTTCATGGCGGCCGGGCATATGTCGAGCGCTGGAATCACGTCGGGCGAAAACGAACTCATCAAGGAAAACGTCTCTTTCGCGCTTCACGGCGAAGTGGACTTTTCAACCACGTAATGCACTACGACAAACAGGCGCGGGCGCTCGTCGTGCCCGCGTCCGAAATCAACCGCGTTGAGCGCGACGGCGCGGAAATCGACTTCAAGAACGGGTGGGTGCTGAACCTTCCCGGAACTATCACGATCACGGCAAAGGAGCCCAATGAGCAAGATCCTGGACCGCGTAGTAGCGGCCAAATTGAAGACTGAAGACCTGTTCGTTCCCCAATGGGGCGAGACGGTCCGCGTGCGCGAGTTCAACGCGGGCGAACGCGTGGACTTCGTGAAGGATGCCCAAGGGCAGACCCGCGTGGCGACCGTGCGCGCGGTCATCGCGTGTACGCTTGACCCTGAGAACGACAATCCAATCTTCGAGCGTGCCCACGTGGACATGCTCGTTACGAAATCAGCCGCGGCCGTCGAGCTGATCGGCGAAAAGATCCTCAAGCTCTCCGGCATCCTCAAGGAATCCGCCGAAGAGCTTGAAAAAAACTCACCGGCGAGCGCCTAAGCCTCTTCGCGCTCGCCGAACTCCTCCATATGCCCGTGTGCGAACTCAGCACGCGGATGTCCTCCTCTGAGATGACCGAATGGGCCGCCTACCTGCGCATCAAAAACGCGGAGATGGACAAGGCCGCGAAGTCCCAGCAAACCCCTTCTACTCCCACGCGACGCCGGTAAATCATGCCAATTCTCTCAAATCTCATTGTGCGCATTGGCGCGAGCACCGACGATTTCGACAAGAAGGTGGACCGCTCACTAAACAAAGTGAAGCGGTTTGCGTCCGACGTCACAGCGGCGGGCACCGCGCTATCCATTGGCTTTTCCGCGCCGCTGATCGCCGCCGGCGCCGCCGCCATCAAGGCCGGTTCCGATATGGAATCGCTCACCATGGGTTTGAAGGCCGTGATGAAAACTAGCGAAGCCACGGCGGCCGAAATGGCGAAGCTGCGTGAAGTGGCGAAGCTGCCGGGCCTCGGGCTGGAGGAAGCTGTCAAGGGCACCGTTCGCCTTCAAATCCTTGGCAATTCCGCCGATCAATCGCGCCGGATCATGGCCGAACTCGGCAACGCGCTGGCCGTCGTCGGTGGCGGGCGCGAGGACTTCAACGAGGTGATCCGCCAGCTTTCCCAACTGGGCGCCGTCGGCAAGGTGACGAAAGAAAACCTTGACCCGATCATCGAGCGCATCCCGCAACTCGCCGCCATTATCAAGGAAAAGTTTGGAGCCGAAGCGCTGGGCGATCCGGCAAAGACGTTTGAGCGCATGGGGATTTCGTCGCAGAAGTTTATCCAGATCATCACCGACGAACTGGCAAAGGGCGAGCGCGCGGGGAACACGTACAAGAACTCCTGGGAGAACATTCAGATGGCCGCGAAGGACGCGGCGGCCGAGTTTGGGAAGACACTCCTCCCAATCGCGCAGCGTGTGCTCGATGACTTCCTGACGCCGGGCATCGAGAAGGCGAAGGCGCTGGCTACGGCGTTCCGTGATTTGCCGCAGCCTACGCAGGATTGGGCGCTCGGGCTTACCGCCGTGGCGACGGCGGCGCCGCTGGTCGTGGCTGTACTGGGTACGCTTGCGGAAAAAGCAGCGATTCTTGCTGGCGTTTTGAATAAAGCTGGGATTACGGGCGCGACCTTTGGCGCTGCGCTTGGGACGCTGGCACTCGGGCTGAAATCGGCAGATGAAACACTGCTGATTTACGAAAAGCTCAAGGAAACCGGCTATCAGTTTGAACGGCTGACCGGGGCGTGTTCTGACGCAAAAAAGAACGTGGAGTTCTTCCGCGCCGTAATTGTTGACCTGTCAGGGAAGTTCCCGGACCTGTCTGGCAATATCAAGCGAGCATACGACGCCATCCGCGTTCTGTCTGACGCGACCATGCTCCCGGGCTTTGGGTTGTTTAAGGCGGCGCTGGATGCCATCAATACCGCCACGGCCGCAGCCACCGGACGGTCGAAGGAAATGGATTCCGCGATTGCCAACCTCAACCAGCGGACCATAGAGCAGGGCGCGCAAAACATCAAGCTGGCCGCCGACATGAAGAACTTTAACGGCGCGGCAGGAGATTTGATTCCAAAGTTGGCTGGCGTGGCCGATGCCCACAAGAAGACAGCGGAAGCGGCGTCGAATCTAATCAAAGTCAATACGGTGATGCTCGACCAAAACGGGCAACTGTCCAAAAACTCACTGGTTTACGTCGAGTCTCTTGAGCGCGTCAAGGCCGCTGTTAGTAAGGCAAAGGACGTGATGTATGAGTATTCCATCGCGGGCACCTTGCTCGGGAAGACGCTAGAGACTCACAAAGACCCGATGGAGCAAATGGCGCTCGCCACGATGCTGTATCGGCAAGAACTCGACAAGCTGGCAAATTCGACGGCTGCAGTGCAGGCCATCGGTCGCCCGGTTGGGTTCCCTGGCCTTCCAACCGATCCGGGCAACGTGGGCCGCTCTTCGGATTTCCCCGGCATGGGTAAAGCCTTCCCGAATATCGGGCCGACTGGCATGATGACGCGGGAGCAACTCGAAGCCCAAAAGCAAAAAATGAAGGAGCTGGGCAAGGTAGGCAAAGCGGCCTACCAGCAAGTCTCAACCGTCGTCACTGACCTATCGCGCGGCATCACCGACATCATCTTCAAGGGCGGCAAGCTGGGCGACATGCTGACCAACGTGGCAAAGCAGGCCGCGCAGTCCATCACGCGGCTACTCATTGAAGGCGCGCTGAAAAAGCTGACGGATAAGCTATTTGACGTTGGCGGGCTGATGGGCAAGGTGTTCGGCGGGGCCGGTGGAGCGGCCGGAAGCGCAGGCGGGAGCGTGGCGAGCGCGGCTGGTTCTGCGGCGGGCGGAATTGGCGGTGCTGCTGGTGGCATCGGTGGCGCGGCGTCTGCCGCCAGCGGTAGCTTGACCGCCGTCGTCGGCGCGGTGGGATCGGTCATCTCGGCTATCTCCGGCGTCATCGGAAACCTGCAGATGATGGGCATGAATAAAACGCTCGATATCATCGCAAAGCACACGCTCCAGACCGCCAACGACCTCGCCAACCTCCGCGCCGATGAATGGCTGCGCGAAGGTCACCTGATGGCCAAATTGGACGACATGTGGAAGACCAACCTCGGCATCTACGACCTACTTGGCCGTGGTGCGGTGGCGGGCGGCGGCGCGTCGGTCGTCATCAACCTCAACGGCGGCGATCCGAAAGCCGCGCTCGAAGAAATCACTCGAACCCTGAAGCAGTACGGCGTCATCCCACGCGGCTAAACCTTGCCAACCCCCATCGTAAAAATCGACGGAACCACCGTCTCCGCGAAACAAGGCACGCTAGATATGTCCTACTCGCTCGGCTCCCGCGCCGGGTTAAGCGTGACGGTTATCAGCGAAAACGGCAGCTATCGCCCGGTCGTCGGCAAAGACCTCGAACTATTCGAGGGAGCGACGAAACTATGGGCTGGCTCAGTGGACGAAGTAGACGAATTTTCGATCACGGAAGCCAACCCGACCGGGCGCTATTATGCCATCCGCGCCGTTTCGTGGGAACAGTACCTTGACCGCCGCTTCTGCTACAACACCAGCACCGGCCGCCCGCTGATTTATGAGCGAAACTTTGAGTACACCGCCAACGCGGGCACGGACACGCTGACCTGCACGGTGGCGCATAGCCTCAGCAACGGCGACAAAGTGCGCGTCAAGGCCCACGCCAATGGCGCGATACCGGGCGGGCTCTCGGCCACCGTCGAATACTTCGTGATATCGGCCAGCGGCGCGGCGCTGCAGCTCTCCCTCACCAGCGGTGGCGCCGCCGTCAACATCACCGACGCTGGCACGCTTGACCAAATTCTCATCAGCAACCGGGCCGGGCTGATCGTATCCGCTCTACTCACCGACGCGGCCACATCCGAGCCGATCGGCACCGCCAACATCGACAGCGGCGCCGTGGTGGATACCGTCATTTTTGACGCCGGAACGTCCGTCTCTGAAGCTATCGCCGCCCTGGCCGACGCCTCAAACTACGTGTGGTGGATTGACGAGGAGCGCGATCTATTTTTCAAGCCGCGCACGTATGCAACGGCGCCGTTTTCGATCAACAACACCAGCGGCAACTATCGAAACATTCGCGTGCGCACGACGCGCGAGGACAAATGCAACTCCGCGCTCGTCAACGTGGACATCGAGCAAATAGGCTACGAGGACGAATCCTTCACGGGCGACGGCTCCACCGTCAAATGGTCCCTCGCCAACCCTGTCGGGCAAATTGTGCGCATCCAGGTGAACGACGAGGACAAAGAGTTCGCCCAGTGGCTCACCGACTCCGACCGGGCGTACTACTACGAAATCGGCAAGGTCTACATTCGGCAGGATGCCGACGAAACCGTGCTCACCGCGGCCGATACGCTCCGCGTGGTATACCGCAAGTTCGGCGCAAACACGATTGCCGAAGAGGATAGCGCAGACATCTCCGCCACCGCCACGCTCGAAGGCAATAGCGGCATCTACGCGCTACCGTTTGACCGTCCAGGCATCGGGCAGCAACAGGCCAGCGTGGAAGCCCTGACGCTGGTTTCCGCGCGCAAGAACAACGCCGTCGAGATCACCTACGAAACCGACCAGCAAGTAGAGGCGACGTGCCACACGCTGCGGCCTGGGCAACTTCAGACCATCGCTAATAGCTACTTCAACGTCTCCAGCGGCACATATTTGATCCGCGAAGTTTCCCTTCGCGATGTCTATGGGCAGTGGTTGCAGTTCACCGTCAAAGCCATCAGCACAAACCGGCTGGGCGGCGCGGTCGAGTTCTGGAGGGCCATTGCGGGCGGCTCGTCTGGCGGCGGTGCCACCGGCTCGTTTGTGGCCGGCGGCTCGACCGGCACTGGCGGCAGTTCAACGCCCATCGAAATTACGCTGACGGCCAATACCACCATCGCTAGCCCGTATACGCCCACGGCGGCCGACCTGCTGACGGTCTACGTGACGCAGGGAGCTGGGCCGTACACGATCAGCTTCGATTCCGATTTCAATACAAATTTCGGCTCTACGCTCCCTGGAAAAAATGGCTCGGTGACGTGCTTCCAGTTCCGCGGGCGTGCCGACGGCAAGTGGTGGGCGGTATGCGCGCCCTATTCGGTTCTCTATGAATAAACCCATCATCCTTTGCGCCCTGGCCGCCCTGGCGGCGTTCGGGCAGTCACAGACGCCTCTTACCATCACCCAAAGCGCCGGAAGCGCTACGGGCGAACTGCGGATGCAGGAGCGGCGCACGAACGGGACAAACTACGTCGGCATCAAGGCGCCGCAATCCGTGGCGGCAAATACCGTCTGGACGCTTCCCACCGCCGACGGCACCGCCAACCAATGCCTCTCGACCGACGGCGCTGGCCAGTGGGGTTGGAGCACGTGCGGAGCTGGCGGTAACGTCAATCCTGGCGACTACGATTGGTCTCAAACCATCACCGCTCCGGGCGCGGCTGGTACCCGCACCATTACACTGACCCCTGGACCGCTGGGCGTCATCGCGACCGATACTGCAAGCCAGTATTGGCTCGTTGGCACGCCGGGCTCGTCTGAGGCGGTGACATCGACCGGCACTGGCACCTGTGACGGCACCGGGCAAACGTCTTGCACTATCGAAGTCACGACGGCCAACAGCCACACGGGCACCACGACCATTGCCAGCGGCAGCGTCGGTGCACAGGAAGCAATCAACGCGGCGTCTAGCTCGGTGACGCTCTCGTATCCCATCGGTAACCCGTCGTGGAAGACGCGCGCCTGCACTAACGGCAAAAACGTGACGTTCTTGGGGCAGGGAACCGGATCGGCAATCTACCTAACCACGCCAAACCAGCAAGGCATCTGCAAAAACTCGAACAACACGCTCGACGTGATACGGATGTCGATTGTGGGTGACACCACCACCACGGGAATCTATGCGCAAGCGCTGGTAAGTAACGGTGGGTCCGACCGCTTTATTGACAATTTCTTGCAAAATCACGCGGTAGGCATCAACCACCGGACCGCGACGGAATTGTATGTGATCGGCAATCGGTTCTACTCTACGCGCGTTGGGTTTGAGGTGGCCAACGAAATCAACTCCGATCAAGGCGGATTGACGGCGCTTGAAAACAACTTCGTCTGCACGTCAGATACCGACTCTAAAGGCGTGTTTTTTCACTCGCCAGGCGCGGCAACATTTGCCAATAATTACTTTCTTGGTTGCCGGGACAGCTTCTATGCCGATCTGGCTTTTGCCACTGTTAATGTATCCGGCACAGCCGCCACCGCCACCACGGGCCGCTTCTGGCCGATACAAGTCGGATTGGCTGTCTACGTGGACGGCAATCTCACGACAATTGCAGCGTATACCGACGCAACCCATGTCACCCTTGCCGATAACCTTGGCACGCTGACCGGCGCAAAGGTGGGACAATCGACCGGTCAATTCCACTTCTACGGGAACAATTTCGACAATCAGAACCGCACGGGCGTTTGGTTCGATAGCAAGGTGCCATTTGCTGGCGCGCAGATCCACAACAATTCATTTAGCAACTTTTTCAACGCCGAAGCATACACCGCCATCAAGCTGACCGGGCCGCGCTTTGCCCAGTTCGACATACTCGACAATCGGATGGCGAACCTGTCGGGCGTCACCTACGACCACACGGGCATCTACGCAGACCACGCGGGCCCGGATATCAAGATTTCAGGCAACACGTTTCGAGCGCATAAATACAGCCTACACCTCGACCTGGACGGCTCTAGCACGGGAGCGCAAATCAGTGATAACGAGTTTTACGGCGCGGGCGAAGCGGGCACACAGGGAGTCAAGCTGGCAAACGCCATTGGCGCCAATGTCACCAGCAACAAAATTCGCAACTATTCCACCGCCGTCTCCATCAGCGGGGCATCCACTGACCGCGTGGCGATCAACGGGGGAGAGATTACCTGCGCGACCAGCGGCACGGCTGTAGACGCGGCGGCGGGAACGAACATCACGTTCGTGGGCGTTGATCTCGGCACGGCCTGCACGACGGGATTCAACGGGGGAAGCGGCACAACGGCCACCATGGCGGCGGTAGTAGGCGCTCCGTCCACGCGTGTTAGCACGTCGGGCACGATCCGCGACGGGGTGCAGTCCAGCACGTACCTCAAAGATTCTGGCACCAATAACACCGCGTCGGTGGGATCAATTGAGCGCCATTCGACCGGCACCACCGCAACCGGCTTCGGCGTGCAGCAAGCCGTGACACTGGAGGATGACGCTGGAACCGGCATTATTGCCGGCGGCTGGCAGGTGCTCTGGGAGGATTCGACCGCGGCCAACCGTTATCCGCGCTTCGATGTGTTGATATCTAAAAACAACAGCGGGCAGACGATTGCCGCGTCGTTCGATAAAGACAAAAATTTCATTTCCTACGGTTCCTTGTACTCCCTTTCCGGCACCATCACGGGGCGCTTAGGGGCCGGTCTATCCAGCGGCGTTGGGCTGGGGGCGTTCTCGTTGCATCCTGTCACGATCTACACCGACTCCGCGGCGCGGTGGCAGTGGACGGCGGCGGGCATGTATGTGCCGATGGCTACGGACACCTACAACATTGGCGACCTAACAACGCCTCTTCGCGTGCGTGGGGTGTATAGCAAAATCGTGGACACGGCGCTGGCTGGCGGTACCGGCGATTACATGCAGACGCGAAAGCTGCAACTTGCCGACACAGGCGGCGCTACTGGCTTTTGGTATCTATCGGCCAACGCCACCACTGGCACATCGTCCATTAACATCCTTGATAACTCTGGCTCTCGTTGGATTCGCGGCTATCGGGCGCTATCGTCGTTGCCTTCGAATGACACGTTTGTATACGCCAACTGGCTGCCAGCTGGCCGCACCATTGCGGGCGGTGACGCTGTGGACGACGGAACACTTCCAACCATTGGGAACCTGTCAAACCGCTGGTCGTACGTGTTTGGAAGTATTTTAGACACCAACACCATTACCATTCGCACGGGGGCAACAAATAACTACATCCTGACTTCAGACGCAAGCGGAAATGCTTCATGGGCCGCCCCCGCGCCGTGTTCGACTTGTATCGTCAACGGTGGAAACACCACCGGAGCGATGCTGACGATTGGCACGAATGACGCGCAAACGCTATCCCTCGAAACCAACAACGTCTCCTACCTGCAAATCAATTCCAGCGGACAAGTGACAATAGCCGGAAACGTGGTCCCATCTGGCACGCGCGATATAGGCGCAACTGGCAATGAGTGGAACGAGTTGTTCGTCGGTTCCATAACCGCCACATCGATTATTGAGCCTAAAGTAAACGGCGGAGCGCAATTTGGCGACTCCTCAAAGCGCTGGTCGAATGTCTACAGTGTCGATGGTGACTATAGCGGAACACTTTCCACCGTTGGGCTTACGATCAACACGGGGGCGGCCACGGTTGGGCACGTCTGGACGGCCACGAGTACGGGCGGGGCCGGCTCCTGGCAGGCCGCCAGCGGCGGCTCATCGCTGCCTGTCGTCGATACTACCGGCATCGCAAAGGGCTCCAGTGACGCCAGCAAGATCGTGCGGTTTGAGGTGGACGGGCTGACTACCGGAACGACGCGCGTGCTCACAGTGCAGGACGGAGATCATACGCTCGCCGGGCTCAACATCAATCAGACCTTCGTCAATCCGCAAACGGTGGCTATCGCTAGCGTCCAGAACCAGCTCACCTTATCGCAGACCAACAACAGCGGGTTTTATGATCCGGCGTGCCTTGTGCTTGCCTCTACCGATACCGTCACCAGCACTATCTATGGAGCCGCGCGGGTGTGCTCTGGGTACGAGTCGGCAGCATTCACAGATGAGAAATTTGCCATCCAAACAGCAACTGGCTCGGGAACGTATCAGGACGCTATCACGATCAAGAATCAAGCGGTGACGATCCTCGGAAGCATCGCCGCCACTGGCTCGGCTACGTTCAGCTTCAACAGCGGGACGATGGCGGGCACAATGAAGCCGCTATTCGGCGGAACTGGCTCAATCGGCGACTCTGGCTATTCGTATGGGGCTGGCTACTTCTCTGCCTCTGGCTTCATCCTTACCGATACCACGACCGTAGGCTATGTCTGGACCGCGACATCCACGGGCGGCGCTGGTTCATGGCAAGCTGCGGCCGCGTGCCCAACCTGCTACGTTCAATCCGGAAATTCATTCGGAACGGCCGCGATACTTGGGACTTCCGACAACTTCCCCGTGTATTTCAAGACTAACAACGTCGTCCGCTGGGATATATCAGCCGGCGGTAATCTCGTTCCAGATTCAAATAACGCCTACACCTTCGGCCATCCCAGCTTTCGCCCCAGCACGATCTACGCCATCGATCTGAATGCGTCTGGCACTG